TCATTTAGGAGATTTTTATGCACAATTCCCGTGGTCATTCGTCTAAGTATCATTCGGCTAAGACTTTTCGTCGGAATGTTGGACAGACGCACCCTAAGAATATGGGTATGGCGCCGCGTCGCGGCGGCTGGCGTCTGTAGTGCGGTGCTGGACCTGTGGGCTGTTTTCGGCCTTTAAGCGCTTGGAGGCACAACGTCGACGGTCACATGATGTTCGGTTCCAAGGAGTTGGTCGGGTATCGACCCGTCCAGGTGCCTTGCGGTCGGTGCATGGGCTGTCGGATTGTCCGTCAGCGCAGTTGGGCGCTAAGGATAATGCATGAGGCTCAGATGCATTCTGAGCCGTCTAGTTTTGTTACTTTGACTTATGATGATGATCATTACAAAGTAGGTCTTGAGTATGGTGATTTTCAGAGGTTTATGCGGTCTTTCCGCTATCGCGTCGGGCCCACGCGGTTTTTCGTTGTTGGAGAGTACGGTGATATTAATCTCCGTCCTCATTTTCATGCTGTCTTGTTTGGCCGTACCTTTACTGATGGTAAGGCTGTTGGCAAGGATTTGTATTCTTCTCCTGCTCTGTCTAATCACTGGCCTCACGGTATTTCTAGCTATGGGAGTGTGACCTATGAGTCTGCTTCGTACGTTGCTGGCTACTGTCTTAAGAAGGTTCTTGGTAATTCTGATGAGTCCGAGCTTTTGCGTGGTCGTCGTTATTCTCGCGTTGATCTTCATACTGGCGAGCTTGTGAGTGTCCCTCCCGAATTTGCGCGGATGAGTTTGAAGCCCGGAATCGGTGCTTCGTGGTTCGCTAAGTATTGGCGTGAGGTTTTTGGAGTTCGTGATGGTTGTGTGTTGAAGGGCGGCCGTTCTGTGCCCGCCCCTAAGTTCTACGATCGGCTCCTGGACTCGCTTGATCCCTCTCTCAAAGAGGGTCTTGATTTTTCTCGTTTTGTTCGTGCTGAAGCGTTCGCTTCGGATAATACGCCTGAGCGTTTACGCGTTAAGGAGTTGTGTGCTATTGCTCGTTCTAATTTTTACTCTAAGAGGTCTTTATGATTCTTCGTATATTTTCGGTTCGTGATTCTGCTACTTCTCAATTTGGTAATCCTATGTTTTTGATTGCTGATGGTCAGGCTATTCGCTCATTTCAAGATTAGGTTAATTCTCGTGATAAGGATAGCTATATTTCTAAGCATCCTGAACATTTTGATCTTTATTCTTTGGGTACTTTCGATACTGATTCTGGTGTTTTTGTGTCTTCGCTTCCTGTCTTGGTTATTTCTGGTTCTTCGGCTTTGGTTCGTAACTAATCGCCGACGACCGGACGCAGCGCCCTGGCTGCGGAGGATCGTTGGCTAGGTGTTCACTACTGTGGGGTGTCTATGAACAATTACGGTACTAATTTCCGTTCGCCGCGTGTCGATGTTCATTCGTTTTCTATGATTCCTCGTGCTGATATTCCTCGTTCTTCATTTCGTATGCAGCATCAGCATAAGACTACTATTCAGGCTTCGTTGCTTTTTCCTATTTATACTCGGGAGATTCTCCCCGGTGATAGTTTTAATGTTTCTATGTCTGCTTTCTGTCGGCTTTCTACTCCTCTATACCCTATTCTTGATAATATGGATTTGGAGACTTTTTTCTTTTTCGTTCCTTGTCGTTTAGTGTGGGTGCACTGGCAGAATTTTCAGGGTGAGCAAAATTCGCCTACTGATTCTATTGGTTTTAATATTCCTCAGATTCAATGTAACCCGGGTGGTTTTGCTAAGCATTCTATTTATGACTATATGGGTATTCCTTGTGCTGGTCAGGTTCTTGGTGGTAATCAGATTTCTATTAATGCTCTGCCTCTGCGTGCTTATAACTTGATTTATGATACGTGGTTTCGTGATCAGAATTTGCAACAGTCGTATGGCACTGGTACTACTGGTACTCCTATGCCTGCTTTCGCGGATTTTCGCTGTCTATCTAATGATGGTCCTGATCCGTTGGCTAATTATAATTTGTTGGCTGCGTGTAAGCGTCATGACTACTTCACTTCCTGTCTCCCCTGGACTCAGAAGGGTGGTGTCGCTGTGACTTTGCCTTTGGGTACTCAGGCTGTTGTTCGGACTTCGGCTTCTCACCTGGTGGATGGCTCTACTGCTATTGCTGACGGTCTTCGGTGGTCTAACTTGGTCGGCACTCGTCAGGTGTCTACTGAGTATGTTGGTACTAATGCTGGTTTGACTAACCTCGGTGGTTCTACTGGTGCTGACCCTTTTATTCCTAATTTGAATGTTGTGCCGGATAACTTGTATGCGGACTTGTCTACTGCTACTTCGGCGACTATTAATCAGATTCGGCTGGCGTTTCAGACTCAGCGGTTGCTTGAGCGTGATGCTCGTGGTGGTACTCGGTATACTGAGATTGTACGGTCTCATTTTGGCGTTACTTCTCCTGATGCTCGGTTACAGCGTCCTGAGTATTTGGGTGGTGGTAAGACTCCTATTACTATTGCTCCGGTCCCCCAGACGTCGGCTACTACGTTGACTGGTTCTCTCTCTCCCCTGGGTAACTTGGCTGCGGCCGGTATGGTTCATGCGCAGCATGGTTTTCGTGGTTCGTTTACTGAGCACGGTTATATTATCGGTTTGGCCTTGGTTCGGAATGATAAGATTTATCAGCAAGGTCTGGATAAGATGTGGTCTCGTTTGACTCGTTATGATTTCTATATGCCCGTTTTTGCTATGCTTGGTGAGCAGGCCGTTCTTAATCAGGAAATTTATATGGACGGTTCGAATAATGATACGGGGATTTTCGGCTATCAGGAGCGTTGGGGTGAATATCGCTGGAAGCGTTCGATGGTCACTGGTTATTTTAATTCTAAGGATCCTCAGCCTTTGGATGCTTGGCATTTGGCTCAGAAGTTTGATTCTTTGCCGGGTCTGGATCCTTCGTTTATCGGGGATGATTTGGCGTTGACTCTGCATCGGAATCTGGCGGCTGGTGACCTTTCTGCTTATCAGCAGTTTCTATGTGATTTCTTCTTTGATGAGCGCTGTGCCAGGCCTATGCCGATGTACTCGGTACCTGGGATGATTGACCATTTCTAAGTTGGAGTCTGTGTGGGCGATGGCGTATGTGAGTGCGCTGTCTATTCGTTTACACCCGAAAAATACTGAGGGTGTTTCGGATGATGTTGCCCTGGAGCGCGCTCGGGAATTGGCCCGGCGCGCTGCGGCTCTGGCTGTCATCGATTTTATTAATGCTGGTCCGTGTAAGGAGTGATGTATGGCTGCAATTTGGGGTGCTGCTATTGGTGCTGGTGCTGGTATTCTCGGTGATGTGATGTCTAGTTCTGGTCAGGCTGCTGCTAATCGTACTTCGATGCAGATTGCTCAGAAGGAGATGGATTGGCAGACTCAGATGTCTAATACTGCTATGCAGCGTCGTGTTACTGATCTTAAAGCTGCTGGTCTTAATCCTTTGTTGGCTACTGGTACTCCCGGTGCGCAGGTTGGTTCGCCGGTGATGCCGAATATTCAGAATCCTTCTCAGGCGTATGGTCAGTTAGGTGGTCAGATTAATGGTGCTATTTCGTCTGCGCAGTCGCTTGCTCAGGCTAATTTGGTTTCGCAGCAGGCTCGTGGCGTTCAGTTGGACAATGATGCTAAGGCTCTCGCGCCAGGTGCGCCCGCTACTACTCAGGCGCAGTACCTGGCTAAGGCTCAGGCTGATTCGTATGCTGCTGCTGCTGGTTTGTCGATGGATTCGGCTATTAAGGTTCGTGCTGAGACTCAGAATGTTATTGCTACGCTGCCTCAGATTGAGGCTAATGTGACTACTGCTCAGCAGACGGCGTCGCATTCTAAGGCTATGGCTGATTTGGCTCAGTCGTTTCAGGTTATTTCTAATGAGTTGGCTAAGTCTCAGTTGCCGGAGGCTCGTGCGAATGCTGAGTTTTTTGGTAAGCTTGGCGCTATGGGTACGTCAGGTTCTACTGGTATGTTTAAGTTGGGCCTTCAGGCTCTTACTACGTTGTTTGGTCCGCGTATGGGCGGTGGTGTTCTTTATAATAAGTGAGGGGGTATGTTTAAACCTATTAAGTATCGTGCTCATAATAGTTATGACACTCGGGAGGCGTCGGACGCCGCGGTTTCTCCTATGTCGGGTCAATCTTTGACTATTGCCTCCCAGGCGGAGGACACAGATATCAATGTTATTGTTCGTCGTATGACTTCTAGTGGGATTATGCCTCGTATGGCTGCTAAGGTTCCTGAGTATGGTGATTATTCTAATGCTACTGACTATCGGTCGGCTCTTCATATCATCATGGAGGCTGAAGAGAGTTTTTCGGCGTTGGATGCTAAGGTTCGTAATCGGTTTGAGAATGATCCGCAGTTGTTTCTTGAGTTTTGTTCTAATCCTGCTAATATTGATGAACTCGCTAAAATGGGTTTAGCGCGTGATGGTTATACTAACAGGAGTGCAGATGATGGAAGCAGCAAAGGAACTGGTAAGGTCTCTGGAGGCAAAGCTGGCGCGCCAGCGCAAGGCCCTCCAGGAGACGGAAATGCAGCTCCAGGCGGCTCAGGCTCTGGCTAATGGCCAGTCTTCGTTGCCTTTGGAGCGTAAGGCTCGCTAGCACCTCGGTTATCTTGATATAGAGGTGCTAGGTGGATAATGGCCGGCGGGGCCGCTGCTTTACGTGCTATCGTTGGACACGTAGGCGCGATCCTACCGGCCGTTTTTTATGTTTTCGTTGTGCCCGTCATTTAGGAGATTTTTATGCACAATTCCCGTGGTCATTC